GTTGGTCACGGTGGTGCTGATTTCGTTTATTGCATTTGCTGGTTATTTTGCTTGGGATTCCCGACAGGTCATTTTGGGTGCGATTGCAGCCAAGAAAACCGAAATGAAAGAAGTACCGGCAATCGAGGCAATATCTAAAAATTTGTTGTACGACCTAAGCGCCGATGTAGTAATAGTTAATGCTGTAAACCTTCAGGCAAATAGCCGAAGTACATTGTTGGTACTGAGCAATCAGGGTAGAGATAAAGCCTTGGAAGGGTCAATCAACGCATTATTTACTAGCATTCCTGAACATAACAAATCCGTCATTACAATGTTTCAGGGTGAAGTTTCCTGTGAACCATTTATTCCAGCATCAAAACTTGGGGATTTTGCCGTCAAGCACGGTGTAACATATATGTGCAGGGGTTCTGTTCCGCCTGAAATGGGACGGTTTGTAGGCTATATCGCTGTCGGTTTCGCAGTCCAGCCAAAAGATGTAGCGCAGGTAAAAGCTCGTATCAATCTTGCAAGCACGGAGATGGCTAAGTGATTACCAAAAAACTTCTTATGGATAGCGCCACATGTGCGCCTGATCTTGCGGATAGATGGCTTGATGCACTAAATGATACGTGCGACAAATACGAAATCAATACACCGGAGCGCATTGCCGGATTCATCTCTCAGTGTGCCCATGAGTCGGGTGGGTTTAGGTTTGTAGTTGAGAACTTAAACTATTCGGCGCAAGCCTTAAGAGCTATTTTTGGTAAGTACTTCCCCGATGATACCAGTGCCAATGACTACGCACGTCAGCCAGAAAAGATTGCAAACAAGGTGTACGCCAATAGAATGGGTAATGGTGATGAAGCTTCGGGAGATGGTTTTAAATACCGTGGGCGAGGTCTTATTCAAATCACGGGCAAGGATAATTACACTGCATCTGGTAACGCTCTTGGGGTGGATTTTATTAATAACCCTGACATTGTTGAGACCCCGGATTTTGCTGCCCTTACTGCTGGTTGGTTTTGGAGTACTCATAACCTTAACAACTATGCCGATGCTCAAGATATAGTGGGGATGACTAAGCGTATTAATGGTGGTACAAATGGACTTGATGACCGTCAGATGCGGTATGCCAAGTTAATGGATCAATTTAAGAGCTAACCATGCCATTACAAAAACTCGCCTTAAAAGCTGGACTTAATCGTGAAGGTACGATCTACTCTAATGAGGGTGGGTGGTATGACGCCGATAAGGTTCGTTTTCGTTCTGGGTTGCCGGAGAAGATAGGCGGCTGGGCGCAGTTATCTCCAAACCAATATAACGGTGTATGTCGTTCGTTGTGGGTGTGGGCAACAGGCGATGCTAGCGTTGGAACTACATTTACGGGCATAGGCACTAATACTAAATACTATATTTATTCAGGTGGTATTTATTACGACATTACGCCTATCTATAGAACCGATACATTAACTAACCCATTTGCAACTGTAAATACTTCAACTACCGTTACCGTAACTGACCCTTCTTATAGCCCCGGCGTAGGTGATTTCGTTACATTTTCGGGTGCATCTGCGGTAGGTGGTATCACTATTAATGGTGATTACCGGGTTCAGACTGTACCTACTTCTACGACTTATACAATCACGGCTGCTACCGCAGCAACATCAACTGCTACGGGTGGCGGCACAGTCACCGCAGCATACGAATATCCCAGTGGGTTGGCAGTATTTTCTATTGGTACTGGGTGGGGTGCAGGTCCTTGGAACGCTGGTTCATCTTCTGATCCTTGGGCACATGGCTGGGGTACGCCTTATGCGGGTACAGGTGTTGGTACACAGCTTCGTCTTTGGACTAACGATAACTTTGGTAATGATCTTATTATCGCCCCTCGTGGGGGTCCGATTTTTTATTGGGCAGAAGCAAACGGCTTATCGTCTCGTGCGCAATACCTAAATAGTTTGGCTAATGCTACGACTGCGTTAACTGATGCCTCTACGTTTAGTTCAGGGGCAACAAGCATTACTGTTACCGCAACAAATGCCCCTTATATTTATCCTTACATGGAGATTACCGGGACCGGTATTCCTACCAATACATTCGTTGCATCTACATATGTAACGGGCGCTACAACAGTACCAATTACAAACACGACTACGGCAAACAGTTCAGGAACCTATAACTTTTCCTATGTTGGGGCATTTGTCCCTACATCTACGTACCAAGTTATTTCTTCTGCTATACAAGAATTTGTTATTGCTTTCGGTGCTAATCCTTATTCACCTAATAATTCAGCGACATCATTTAATCCGTTGTTAGTTCGTTGGTCAGATCAAGCAAACCCATATCAATGGGTTCCTGTTATTACTAACCAGTCTGGTGAATATGCATTAGGCAATGGCTCGTATATCATGGGCGCACGGGCAACCCGTCAGGAAATTTTGGTTTGGACTGATTCTGCACTGTATTCGATGCAGTACGTTGGCGCACCCTACGTTTGGGGCTTCCAACTTTTGATGGACAATACTTCCATCATATCACCTAACTGCATGATTACAATCAACAATGTGACCTATTGGATGGGGCGTGATCGTTTCTATCTATATAACGGTACGGTGCAAACATTACCCTGCTCACTAAAGCAGTACATCTTTGACGATATTAACCAAGACCAAGCCTATCAAGTGTTTGCAGGTGCAAACGAGGGGTTTAACGAAGTCTGGTGGTTCTACTGTTCTATAGATGGGAACGGTGGTTCCGTTGGTAATCCTAATACTCAAATTGATAAATACGTTGTTTATAACTATCTAGATAACGTTTGGTATTACGGTACGATGGCTCGTAGTGCTTGGCTTCAGACTGGCACTAGCCAATATCCGATTGCAGCCGATTACAACAACAGACTGCTTAACCATGAGTTTGGAGTTGACGATAACTCACTTGCTACGACTCAGCCGATTAACGCTTATATACAGTCTTCAGATATTGAGATTAGTCCTGCCGATTCTGGTCAGCACTTTGGTTTTGTTTGGAGGATGCTGCCCGACGTGAACTTCAACGGTTCACAGGTTAACAACCCATACGTAAATATTACGTTGTTGCCCCGGCAAAACTCGGGTACATCATATGGCACTGCGGATAATCCACAAGTTCTAAGTGGGAACAACTATTTGACCGTCCCTGAATACACGGTGCAGCAGTTTACTGGGCAGGTCTATACTCGCTTGCGGGGTCGTCAGATGGCATTTAGGATTAGCTCAAACAGCATCGGTGTAGCTTGGCAGCTTGGTATTCCTCGGTTCGACATTAGACCGGATGGCAGAAGGTAAACGTCCAATGAAGAAGCAGCCGCAGCCCGTAAAGAACTTGAAGCGAGGTATTGGTAATGGCACTCCCTAATTATCTTAACTATAACGGTGCGCCTCTTGCACCGACACCGCCTAACTTACCTGATGCCCCCGCTGCGTATAACCAAACGTTTTACAACCAGATATTGAACGTCTTGCGGTTGTATTTCAACCAGTTAAACAACTATACACAGGCTACGGCACTTCCTGATTACGGCACTAAAGCAAATAGACCCACGGTATTACTTCAGGTTGGGCAGGTGTATTTTGATACAACGCTAGGTTATCCGATCTGGTGGAGCGGTACAAAGTGGGTTAACGCTAGTGGAACGGCGGTGTAAATGATAAACTTTAATGAATACGTGCTAAAGGAGGTCGTGTATGGCTAACATGGGAATCGGTGAGGCGATGTTGATGCACTCCGCTATGGGTGGTGCTAACGCCCAAATCGCTTCGGCTCCTCCAGCAGCTAATAAACCAGCCGCAAGTGCTATTAGGATTTTAACCAATTACTTCCAAAATAGAGGTATACCCTTACAGCAGGGTATGGCTGCGGTACAAAAAGAGATTGGTGAAGGACTGCAGCTGCTGCAGTATAAGAATTCCATTATGGCAGTTAAAGAGATGGGTAAAGGCGTTGCCCAAATTCATTTCTTTACGCTTGATACCGAAGCGCAGCTCAAAGAAGATGTGAAGCATTTTGTTAATTTGCTACGTAAAGCTGGCATTCATACTGTCTATATTAGAGATGCTGATCCGGTTTTCTTACAAGCCGCTCAAGAATTTGGGGTAGCTGCAGGTCAATCAGACCAACCACAGTTTAAAGTGAAAGCCATGCTATGAACCAACTGGCAGATTCGACCGCAGATAAAGTAGGCGCACTCATGCAGACAATGCAGGATATGCCGCAGGTTGAATGTCCAGTTAAACATTATTTTGGTCCCGGACTGTATGTTCGGGAAGTCACGATGCCAGCAGGGTCTGTGATTGTAGGTAAGCCCCATAAAACCGAACACTTATGTGTCATGCTCAAAGGCAAGATGCATATTCTCAAAGAAGATGGCACAACGGTAGAGATCGTAGCTCCCGTAACGTTTGTCGCACCTCCGGGTAGGAAAGTAGCCCTCATTCTTGAGACCGTTGTTTTTCAAAATATCTTTGCAACCGACGAAACTGATGTGGAGAAGTTAGAGCATATGTTTGTCGAGAATCCTTTATTGGAAGGAAATTAATATGGCTTTCGTCGCTCTTGGAACTTCTGTCGCTGGGTTTTTTGGCGCTGATGCAATCGGTGCTGCCGCAGCAGGTGCTATTGGTAGTGGTCTTGTTGGAGCCGGAACCGGTGCGGTATTAGCTGGTATACAGGGTAAGAACATACTGAATGGTGCGTTAATGGGCGGGGGCCTCGGCGCTATTGGCGGTGGTATTGCTGGTGCGATGAATCCTGCACTTGGACAGGCCGCTAATCTTGCCCCTGCTGTTGCTGATGCGACAAGCGCCACAGGTTATTCGGGTGGTGTATACCCCGATTCTGGTAGCCCCACAGGTTATTCTGATATTAACGGGCAGCAAGTTAGCAGCGCAGGGCAGGCTGTAAACTATAACAACTCAGGGCAACTTGTTGATCCAAACGGTAATGTTGTAACTCCGAATCCCCCTGCACAAACAAATACGCAAACAGGTACACCTACCAGTAATGCAGGTGTAGCACCTTCGGGGAAGATCACAAGCAATAACCCATCTTTCTTTAAAGATCCTTTGGCTTATATGCAAGCCAATCCCGGTAAAACTTTATTGGGTCTTGGTGCTATTGGTGCGTTAGGTTACTCAGCATTCGGTAATAAGAGTTCAAATCTTATCCCTGCGTTTAATCCGGTGCAACCCGCAGGTGGTATAGCAAGTGCCGGTATGAGTCCAAGTTATCGTGGTTACTTCCAAGCTAAAGAAGGCGGTATCGCACAATTAGCTCACGGTGGCATGGCCCATGGCGGTAAAGCCGAATACAACTTAGGATCTTATTCCGATGGTGGTAGATTACTTAAAGGCCCGGGCGATGGAATGTCTGATGAGATTCCGGCAACGATTGCACACAAGCAACCAGCTCGTTTGGCTGAAGGTGAGTTTGTGGTTCCTGCTGATGTTGTGTCGCATCTTGGTAACGGTTCTACTAATGCTGGAGCTAAGCACTTATACAAAATGATGGACAACGTACGAATGGCTCGTACGGGTAAAAAGAAACAAGGTAAACAGATTAAAGCAGATAAGTTCTTACCCGCATGAACGTTCAGCACGTACCTGTAGAATTTGTTAATCAGGTGTGGCCTAATATAGAAGGCTACTTAAAGGCGGCTGTTGAACAGCAAGAAGGTGAGCAGGACTATACGCTAGATCAAGTCCGCACCTTGGTGACAATGGGGCAGTGGTTATTAGTAATCGCAGTAGATGAGAAGGCTGTATGTAGAGGTGCAGCAACAATTAATTTTTCAAACCGTCCTAACCATCGTGTAGCATTTATTACTTACATAGGTGGCAAACTAATTAGTAACCCCGGCACGTTTGAACAGTTGAGTGCAATAGTAAAGAATTTTGGAGCAACATGTATTGAAGGTGCAGTCAATGATGCTGTAGGTCGGCTCTGGCGGCGTTTTGGATTCAAGGATAAGTACAGGATCGTGGGTGTGACACTATGAGATATAACCATTTTGATATGTTGCCTGAAGAGGCATTTAAACGTTCACCCAGCGGGAGTATCAAGCCTCAAGGCGGAGGATCTAGCGGCGGTGGTTCAACATCACAGCAAAACTACTATAGCAGCGTATCTCCTTGGGCGGCTCCTTATGTAAACTCTATGCTTGGTGCTGCACAAAACCAAGTATTTCAGTCGCAACCCGTCGCTGCCGTCCCTGCTCAATATGACGCCAATGGGAATTTAGTCCCCGGTACTGGTACGCCAGCTACCACACAAATTACCGGAATGAATCCATACACTCAGTTTGGATTAAACGGTGCGGGTATGACATCAGCGGACATGGCTGCTGCTCAAGCGGCTGTCGCTCCTTTTAGTAATCTACAAAACCAATCGTTCCAATCCGCTGCAAATCTCCAAACACCCGGACAATTTGGGACTGCTACTAATCTAGCTACTCAGGCTGGTCAAGGCGCACTTGCATCTGCACCGATTGCTTACGGATATGGCGCTCAGGGACAAACTTCTGGGCTTCAAGGGCAACAACTTGGCATTACAGGTGGTGGACAATATGGCGCTATGGGCGCACAAGCCGGTGCATTTAATTCTGGCTTATCTAATGTATACGGGCAACAAGGCGCTAATATCGGTGCAAGTTTAGGGCAGATGTCTACTAACCCTAACGCCGTTGGCGCTTACATGAATCCTTATATTCAGAATGCGCTCAATCCTGCTTTGCAGTTATCCAACCAACAATTTGGTATTCAGGGTGCAGGGCTTGCAGGTCAAGCCACATCTTCTGGTGCTTTTGGTGGCACACGTAATGCATTGGTTCAAGGATTAAATCAACAAAACCAGATGTTGGCTAATAACCAATTGATCGGCACTGCGTACAACCAAGCTTATACCAACGCACAAAACCAGATGAATGCGGCTAATCAGGCTGCATTGGCGGGTAACGCTCAAGCACTTACAGGTGCACAACAAGCAGGTAATCTTGGTATTGCCGGAGCTAATGCAGGGTTAGCAGGTGTAAATACCCAACTTGCCGGTACAGCTCAAGGTATGCAGGGTGCGCAAGTTGGACTTCAAGGTGTTAATGCAGCTCAGCAGGGTTATAACATCGCAGGTAATCAAGCCACTAATTTGGCTAATATTGGCACGGCTGATCTGGCTGCGCAGCAAGCAATTATTAACCAGCAAAACCAATTGGGTCAACAGCAAACTGCAGGTCAGCAAGCGATTATTAATCAGGCTATGCAGAACTATGCAACGGGTCAGCAGTATCCTTGGACTCAGTTATCTAATTTGAAGAGTTTAAGTACTGGGCTTCCTATTGCCGATACAACGTCTACTCTACAACAAGCTGCTCCTAGCGCCGCTAACGTACTTGGTGGTGCAGGAATGGCAGGGCTTGGTATTATGGCTGCGGGTAATAATCAGCCCAACATAAATTTTTATAACACCGGCACTAACCCCGGCACTAGCAGTGGGCAAAAAGAAGGTGGTATCACTAAGCTTAAGCGCACCAAGAAGATGGCTTCGGGCGGCATTGCTGATGTGGCAGATAAGATTAATAGTTATGCGTTAAACAATCCTAGTAAAGTGCCAGATCAAAGCACTAAAGATGGTGTGCTTGCGCAGCCTTCGGCTCAACTTGTCCAAGCGATGAAAGCCAATGCAGAAATGCAAGACCGCACTCCTCCCGCTATGCCGAATTCAACGGTTATTCAGGATATTGATGCCCGTCAGCAACAACAGCAAGCGCAAGAACAGGGCATTGACGCACAAAGACTTCAGCAAGAGTTACCTACTATCATGGCTGATCTGAAGGTCAGACGGGATATTGCCGAAGAGAAGGGTAATAAGAAAGAAGTTAAGCAGATCGACATGATGATGCAGCAGGTTCTCGCTAGGGCGGAACAGCTCCAGTCTCAAGGTATGCAGCCTCAAGCTATGCAGCAAGGTCCGATGTCTGCCCCTGCCCCACAAGGTATTGCTGCTATGCAGCAAGCTCAACCGCAAACTCAAGCTCAACCACAAGGTATTGCCTCTGCAGCGGGTGGCGGGATCATTGCTTTTAAAGAAGGCGGTGAGGTGCAGAAGTATGGCGAGCAAGACAGCACGAATCAGACAACTGTTGATAATTCAAGCACATCTCCTTTTGGTAGATGGTGGGACAAGAATGTTGCCCCGGCTTGGAATGAAGGTATTAAAAACGCTCAAACGCTTCAACAGTGGGAGCGTGGTGATCCTACAAGACCCGGTTTTGATAAAGATTGGATTGCTGCGGGTCCACTTGGGGTATTTGTAAACCAGACCGATGAAGAAAGGGCAGCTGCACAACGCCGTGTTAATCCAGAAATGGTTTTAGATGCCCAAGGTAATCTTCAAATCAAACCGAATTTACCCCCCGCCCCTAGCTCACCGTTATTGGAAGACGAAAGCCAACGTGGTGCTGTTACACCTGAGCAAAAAGCTTTTAATGCAAAAGTTGCTGGTTCCGGTAATTACGAACCTATTATTATCCACGGCGGTAAAACTGCCGGGGTAGGTGCACCTAAAACCCAAGCAGCTCCGGCTGTAGCTAATATGGATATGTTTGATGTTAACAAGTCAACTAATAACATCACCAACATGGTAGATAACTTTTCTAAAATGTTGTTAGGGCAAATGAACCAAGACAACACGATGAAGAATATAAGTAACGCATTGATTGCTGGTGGCGCAAGAATGGCTGCTAGCAAATCGCCTTATGGTTACGCTGCGCTTGGTGAAGGTATTGGTGGCGCAGGTGAAGCTTACATTGCTGGTCAGCAAGCTGATGAAGCACGTAGAGATAAAGTACTGGGTCAATTGATGAGTCTTGGTCTTACTGGTCAGCAACTCCAAATGGAAGCTCAGAAACTTGGTATTAGTCAAGCAGAACTCAGAGCCAAAATGCCTCTATACGCAGCTCAAGCTCATTATTATCTTAATAGGCAAACTGGTGCTGGTGGTATGACTGCGGGATCTATTGGGTCAGAGTCTTTGTTTAAGCGTATGGACAAATACAATGAACTAGCTAGTAATCCTAAAGCAGATCCCGCATTTTTTGCTTCTCTCCCTAAAGATGTTCAGGATGCGCTTAAAGCGTCTCCCGATACTGCATCACATCAAAGGGGGTTGGACGCAGTTAAAAATATTACTCAACAACGTCTACAAAACGATATTAGTGCTGCACGAATACTTGGTGCTAAAAAAGTCCCTGTATCTACGCTATCATCTGCGGATGAAGATTAAGGATTACCTATGCCACGTGTAACTATTCCCGGCGTCGGAGATGTGCAATTTCCAGACAATATGCCCCATGACGAAATTATGCGGCAAGCAGAAGCGATGCGGGATGCACCCGCTCAAGGTCCGCTTTTAGACCCTAGGGATTTACCGTCAGGGGAATTGCTTAAAGGCGGTGCGCATCGTGCGTGGGAAGGGTTAAAGGGTACAGTTGTTGAAGGTATCCCTGCTCTTGCGGAATCGGCATTCGGTTACGATCAGGCTGCTAGAAAAAACCTAGAAGCCTATCAAGCTCGTATGGCACGTGCAGAGGAAGAATCTCCTACTGCGTATCGTTCGCTTAAAGATATATCCGGGCCTAGTGGAAGCACAACAGGTTTCCTAGCAGAATCTTTAGGTGAGTTACTCCCTGATGTTGCCGGGTTTATCGGTACAGCGGGTGTGGGTGAGATTGTCGGTAAGAAAGGCACCGAGTACGCAGTTAAGAAAGGTGTTGAAAAAGCCGTAGAAAAGTACGCACTAAAGAAAGGATTATCTGAAGAGGCTGCATCAGCACTCCAAAATCGTGTCTTGCAACAAGCAGGTAAGAAAGGTGCAGACATCGGTGGTAAGGCTGGGCTATGGGGTGCGTCTTTAGCAACTAATGTCCCTGATACGTTTAACCAGATTTACCAAGATACAGGTGACTTGCGTCCCGGTATTGCGCTCACAATCGGTCCTATCGTTGCGGCACTTGATACATACCTTCCCGGTAAAGTCTTATCTCAGTTAGGTTCGACGGGTAAACAAGCACTAGCAGCTCAACTATTAGAGAAGTCTAAAGTTGTTCCTACTACGTGGAAGAAAGCTTTTATTGGTGAGACGTTAAAGACAATAACTGGGGAAGGTTTAACTGAAGGTGCGCAACAAGCACTCCAGAACTATGCATCAATATTGGCAGGGAAGAAAGATGACTTCTTCTCGCAACAAAACGTAGACGACATTATTATGAGCGCCCTCAAAGGCGCTATCGGTGGTGGTGTTATCGGCGCACCCGGTGCAGCACTTGAAGCCGGACGTATTAAATCCGCACGTCAAGCCGAAATCGACCGTAGAGCTGCGTTAGAGCAGCAAGGTCAACAAATTACTGAGCAAGCCGCTGCCCAACAAGCTGCATTAGGATACACACCTGAACAACTTGCTGCACTTGGTTATACCCCACAACAACCCGCTCCTACCGCCGGGGGAGCCTTAGTACCTGCAGGTGGTACTGGGTTAGCTCGTGGTGAGACACCTATAAATTTTATGGGTCGTGAGAATGTACCCGCCGCACAGCAGGGACAAATTGGTGTTGCACCGACGAGTGTGCCAACTACAGCGCAAGCGCTAGATATTAATCGGGAAACAGGTACAGCCAGAGTTAACGCTAACGTCCCCGGCGCATTACCCGGGCAACAAGGCTTACTAAATATATACGGTAACGAGCCTGTATCAGGTGAGGAACTAGCTAGCCGCATGGGTGCTGAGCGGCTAAGTAAGCAAGCTGGATATGCAAAACTACCGGGAGCAATTACCCCTGCTGGCACACGAGATGAATTAATGCGGGAGCGTTCGCATTGGATTCGAGTGCTTGACACTCCGCAGCTTGCTGCTGCACACGACTTAGCTATTGAGCATATTGCAAGCATCACTCAACATCTTAAACAGATGGGTGAAGCACCTAAAGCTGAAGGGCAAAACGTATTACAGTTTACGCCGGAAGCACCACAAGGTACGCAGTTTAAAGGAGAGCCGTTCAATCCTGAGAGCCAGTTTGGTCAGCAAATGCAATCGGTGCAAAGACAACGTGAATACGATGCGGCACTTGAGCAAGCTGAACAACAGAAACGAGCGCAATTAGATAGAGGCTTAGAGCAGCAATTTGCTGATGAAGCTGCGGGTAAATTCCCAGTTACATTCCCTGAAGCAAAACCCGGACAGGCAGCAGAGCCACAGCAGCTTGAGTTGTTTGGGCAACGTGGTCGTCCATCCCGTGCGGAAGGTATCCGTCAGGGTCAGCCTGTTATTGGTGGTTTGCCTGTTGAACAACCTGCAGTTAGCACGGTGCTTGACGCTGATACATTACAAAGAACTGGTCTCAAACCACAAGCGGGTATTTATAAACAACTTCTTAATAAAGATATGGCTAACCCTGACCATCAGGTAGCCATTGGACAAGCTTTTGCTTCGGCACGGGCTAATCCTAATTTGTCCCCAAACGTTAAACAAGCTATAGAGCGCCTATCTAATCAAGCACAGACTGCGCTTGCAACACAGCAAGAAATGTTTGGTCCTAAAGGCGGAGTGCTTAAAGGAGCTACACTTGGAACAAGTAAGCAAAGAACTGTCAGTCCAACAGATCGAACAGGCGCTCAAGTTCCTGTCGAACCAGAACGAGTCGCTCCCGCCCAAGGAGTTACAACACCTCAAGCAGAAGGATTGGGTGCAGCTCCAGTGTCTGCTCCTGTATCTAGAGGACGAAAAGCAGCACAGCCTAGTCCATTAAAAGGAGAGAAACGTGAGTCCCGTAAACAGACTAAACCTGCTAAGACTCCTGTACAAGCTGCCATTGCCGAAGAAAGCGAAGAACCTACTTCTACTGAAAGTGTTGAACAGCTAAAAGAGCGCTTTTTTGCGCTAACCGATAAGCTGCACAGAGAAACCGATCCTGACGAAAGAGACGCCATCAAAGATGAGCTAACAGATCTACGGGAACAAATTGCAGCTGCTGAACCCAAAGCACAAAAAGGTGAAACCGGCGAAGCCTATAAGGGTGATGTAGCTCAGCTTGCTAAAGATTTACGTGCTGCGTTGCACAAGATGGGTTTGGGTGGAATCGGCGTTAGACTTGAGAAAGCATTAACCGATAAGAATGGCAATACCATCCAAGGTCAGTACGCTGCTAAGTTAATACAGATCGCCTTAAATGCTAAAGACGTGTTCAACACGTTGAACCATGAAGCACTCCACGCCATGAAGGAAATGGGTTTCTTCTCTCCTGAAGATTGGAAAACCTTAAGTAACATGGCAGAGAGCAAGTGGCTCAAGCAGTACGACATTGCAGCCAAGTATCCAAACCTGACTCGTGAAGAGCAGATCGAAGAAGCTATTGCCGAAGCGTTCGCCCACTATCAACAGCAAGAACCTAAAACGCAATCCATCATCAGCCGAGTCATTAACGCCTTACGTAAACTGGGTAACTTCTTAACCGGTTACGACACACGCTCTGCTGAAGATATATTCGGTCAAGCTGCAAGCGGCGAACTTGCTAAAGCCCGTGCAGAAGCTATTACCAATTTTGATTCCGGCGTTGAAGATGCCTTATCAAACCCCGTGCCTAAGTATCAAGTCGCAGGTGCGAGCCAAGCAATCAAAGGCATGGATGGGCTGATTAACAGCTTTAAATTTGTAGGCAAAGATCAGAAGTATGCACTAAGCGAAGGTGTGCATAGAACCAAAGGAATGGTTAGTTCCGGCATCCTTGGTTTGCAGAACCTCAACGTTTTAATTGATAACGCCAAAAAGCTTTTCCCGAATGCGGCACGGATCGGTCAACTGATGAACGAACGTTCTGGCTATGAAGGTAAGCTGCACGAGGGTGCTGAAGGTGTTAGACAGATTATCCGTAAGGCACTTAACGCACATCCCGAGCAAGTAGAAGCCATCAACCGTATTATTAACGACAGCACCGTTGATGAAGTTGATCCTACTAAGAGCCGTGCCGACTACAAAGGGCAGACTACTAAAGATGGTAGGTCTAAGGAAGAAGTTTGGAACGAATTACGTGAGCGATACAACAAGCTAAAACCGGCTTGGCAAAAGGCCTATGTATCTATGCGTAAGGCTTACGAACAGATGTTTACTGAGATCGAAGATGCGATCAAGACTCGTATTGATGCTACACCTATTAGCAAAGAAACCAAAGAGAAAATCAAGACAGATATACTGGAGCGGTTATCTAAAGCAGGGAAGATTGATCCCTATTTTGCTTTGGGTCGTGATGGTGATCTGTGGTTGGCATCGAACTTTAAAGACGAAAATGGACAGGCACACTTTACGGTTGAAGCTTTTACTAGCCCACTCGAACGTACCGAACGCCGTAACGCTATCCTGAAAATGGATCCTAACGCACGGTCAGATGAGTACAGCCAAGTAAAAGACATTGACTATCGTAACGCACCGCCTAATTCTTTTGTGAACAGTGCGTTAAACATCATGGAAGCAAACGGTGTCCCGCAGGATGCTATTGACGAAATGATGCGGTTGTTCGTTACGACATTGCCGGAAACAGCGCTTGCCAAGTCTATGCAGCGCCGCTCTGGTCGTGAAGGTTATACCGAGGATGCGATCAAGACGTTTGAGAAGAAGATGCGTACCATGGCGCATCAGATTACTAACATGCGTTACAACCCTCAGTTCGATAATGTCATTACCGCTATGCGTCAGCATACCAACATGGTTGGTAAAGGTATGGCAAAAGGATCGGTTGACGCATTTGGTAGGGCTGTAAAAGAAACAGTGCCAGCCCGTGATAATGCAGACGAGCATAAATATTTAGACGAGTTTGAGAAGCGAGTAGATTACATAAAGAACCCAACCAGAAATAACTTTGGTGAGTTCGCTCAGTCTATGGCATTTATCTATACGATGGGTGCAAACTTCTCGTCTGCACTGATGCAGGTAGCCAACGTCCCGATGATTGTCGCACCTTACTTAAGTGGTAAGTACGCCAAGGGTAATGTCAGCAAGGCGCTATCCGATGCGCTTAAAGCTGTGACCGGCAGCGGTAGAACCGCATACACTCCTGTGTTAGGTAGTGATGAGTTAGTTACTAGAAAGGCTATGCAGTCTATTGGTAACTATGCGCCGAATTCGGCATTTGCCAAGAAGCATGACATCTTCCTGCGTGAACTTAAAAACAATGGTCAGCTTAACCGTTCGCAAATAAACGAGACGCTGCAGGGCGATATTAACGGCACGAAGATTCAGAAAGTCAATGCCATGGCAGGGTGGATGCTGCACCACACGGAACGGGTGAACCGTGAAGTGACGATGTTAGCTGCGTATAACCTTGAGATGGAGCGCCTTGCCAAGCCTAATAAGGCAGACATTGAGGCGATTGAGGACATCAAGCAAGAGCGTGGCGGCATCACGGACGAGGAAGCCAAAAAGATTTATGCCACACGTAACGCCATTACAACTAACGAGATCACTAACGGTAACTTGTTAGCCGGTGCATCCCCACGTTTTGCGCACAGCACGATTGGTAAGATGGCATTCATGTACAAGAAGTTTGCACTGACTGTGTACTCGTTACTGATTAAAGCTGCGAAAGATATGGTTGCAGGTGAGACACCTGAAATACGCCGAGCTGCTATGCGCCAACTTGCCGGTACGATGGGTATGACTGCGTTGTTTGCAGGTGCGCAAGGATTACCGTTTATCGGTGCACTCTCGATGCTTTGGGATCTGTTTAAAGATGATGACGATGATGATCTAAAAACGACCATGCGTAAGCACTTTGGTGAGCTTCTCTACAAAGGTCCGCTTGAATACATGACTAACTTGTCTGTAGCAAGCCGTATGGGTCTGAGTGATTTGATTCTCCGTGATGCACCGTCAAGTTCATCTACTAGCACGTTTGCACAAAGATTCTTGCAATCAGTTGGTGGCCCTGTGTTTGGTGTTGAACAAAACCTTGAGCGTGGTTTCAGCAAGATTGCTAGTGGGCATCTTGAGCGTGGGGTTGAAGATCTACTCCCTACGTTTGCTGCTAACCCCCTTAAGGCTTATCGTTATGCGACTGAGGGTACTCGCACCTTACGTGGCGATCCTATTACTGGAGACGTGAGTGCTTATAACGTAGTGGGTCAGATGTTGGGCTTTGCCCCTGCGGACTACATCCGGCAGATGGAAATCAATGACCGTGAGAAGGGTATCGACAAAGCACTCAGTGATCGTCAGAGCAAACTGAAGCAACGTTTCTACATGGCTAAACGTGAAGGCGACACTGATGAGATGAATGATATTCGTGATAGGTTGTTGCAGCTAGGTCAGAAACATCCGGAGCTAAAGATCAACGGAAGCACAATCTATGACATATTGGACAAGTCTGTGAAAGCCCAAGACAGAGCCACTAAAGAAATGATTGCAGGGGTGCGGTATAACAAGAAACGTCTACAAGCCGTTAAAGCGGATATGGCTGAATTCGACTAATAAAAAGAACCCCCGAATTGCTCGGGGGTCAAGAGGGTTCTTACGAGAACAAGTGCAACAGGAGAATGAATTGTTGCAGTGCAAGTATATTACAAAACTCGCCAAAACCGCATCCCTAGCTTTTGGTTCTCGATTCGCTCGAAACCTTTTAGGGTAATCAGTCTATGCCTTGCTACGTTTTGCACATGTTTCTTCAACATTGTTAAGTTAACGGCGGGGACAAAAAACGACATCCCCACCTTTAAAGCATCCCAGTTTACGTTAATCACCACACCATCTGGGCATAGTTCATCAGGGTGCATCACCCTCAAGGGCCGCTTTGTGGTTTGCGATTGTTGAGAGTTCTTGTTCAATGTCATCGTCCATCCAGTCTCTACCGTCAACCCATAACACGTCTACCGATGGCAAGCTCATGCGAGTGCCCTTACCCATACGCTTCTTATCAATCTTAGCCCGGGTACGCCCACGCTTAAGTGCATCAATAAACCCCTCATAGTTTATTTGCTTCTTCACGCACCATTCCCTGAGAGGTGCGGTATATACATAAAACATCTTAATATCGTATTCGTATCTGATGATAAAAGATATTCTCGGCGTTGCGTCAGGGATGATTAGATGGTCTGCTTCTTCGCTCTTAAGGGAGCGGGAGTCATCGGTGCTTTTAATACTTAACTTGTTATTCCAGTTCTCTGACAAGAACATGGTGAATGTCGTCTCGGCATTCTCGTCCATTGCCTTAACTTTATCTTTAGCTTTGGTCACTACGGTTCTTAGCCAAGCCACCACGGGTTTAATATCCCAGTCGATCAGCCCTGCTTTCTTAGCAGTCATCAACCCCATGATACCGTCCGTTGCCAATACCGAATAGAACCGATCAGCCGGGTCAAACCCAAACATCGCATCAAGTTTATGTTGGGTAGACTTGTACAAGTTTTTGATTCCCTCAATATCGTTCATCAGATACTGGAGATACGGGATACAAGCATGTCCGTAGTTATTGCGCAGCGATGCGCTCAATTCGTCGGTTTCGATTTTGTTCAAACCCAACACAGGTGCGGCACGTACTTCTAGAATACGCATGGTCTCGCCTTTCGGGAGTGCCTTGTAGCTGCTCATCTTCTCAATGATTGATGCGTTGCCGGTGCTGACTGATGCTTGGTTCCAAGGTTCACCACGTTGGCGTTCTGCGTTTGAGTTTGGACTCATGCGGTTTCTTTGTGAGCCTGACGTGTAGGGGTAGATAAACTCGCTTAGTTCTTTAGCCGTGGCGTTAGTCACCTCGTCTAGTGGTAGGAAGATGTTGTTGTATATCTCAGCACGGTTCATCTTCGAGGCGTTGGTATCGGACTCTTTCAATACAATCTTGGTCGGGTCGCCCCAAATACTTGCCCCTGCGTAGAGTGCCGTGGTCTTACCAATACCTGAATCAGGACTAAAGACGTGCAGAAGTGCAGAGTTAACAGGAGTAAAGTCGGTAAAGATCGAGCCGAAAGCAAGCCCAATCATAAACTGGTGAAGCTCCATCCCCGGACGCTTGTAGAAGTTCATGCACTCCCGCCATTCATCCATCGAACCTTTGGTTTCAAAGGCGCTAAACAAGTGCGCCGTGGCGGTTGACGGGGGATTATGGTCTACTCTATCCGCACGTATTTCTTTATCACCTACTACGAACGCATCGTACTTCTGATCTATCCAACCAAACTGTCTTCTGGCTGTATCCGCTTTGTATTTGTATTGCATGTGGTTCACCCATGTTGTTAAGTAGTGCATCAACTCGTCTGTTTTGACTACTGCCACACCCTTGGACGACAGATGTTTTCTGAGTTCATCCTTAGATGTAACTGCCGATAGTGGCACAGTGAACTCCCGCACACCGTCTTGTGGCAGGTGTAGTCGTGCGACTACCGCTTCTCCTACCTCTGAATCGTCTAGTCGACGAGTCAGGTATATATCGTTGTGATATATCATTACCTCAACTTCATCCTCTTCACGAATAATCCGCTTGAAGATGCCGCCGTTCTTGCCCCGAAAGTAAGGGTCAGGGTATTTCGGTATAACGTATGTCTGTGTGTGCCCTTGGTTAATATTGAAAGGCACATCCTCTACTATATTGTCTTCTTCTGTGGCTTCAAGTACTTCCCGCCCTAAAACGATAGGTGACTTGATGACGCCTTTATTGACGCAACCCTCGCAACCGCCGGGGTTGTATTCCTCAAACTTGGCACAGGTATAAGGTCCGCCCTTGATACCACGCACCTTGCGATCAGCAAATTCAGGGCTGTATTCCGGATGCCCGTTGGAAATCTTCTCAATTGCTTTTTCGGCATCTATACAAAATTTGGCAATAGAAAGCCCTGCTCTCCACATCGGTTCCGGCATTGTGGCTTGCTGTTTATAAATATACTCCAACTGCTGACAACCTTCACCCTTTGATGTTTTAAGCATGATCGTTTTAAAACGATTCGTATAATTGCCAAGCAATGCCTTGGTTACTTCATCCATCTCGCCACGGGGGATGTAGGCCCTCGGTGCTAAAGCCGGTTCCCCTATAACGTCTTTTAGTGTGTTAAGCTCAAATGAGCCACCTGAGCCACCGATAAAAGAAACCGGTCTAGGTTCTTGATTCTTATAATTTAGTGTTCCCGGCACACGTAGGATTCGCACCGAATCTGCAGTCACAACCGGGTCAGCAAATAGGTCGTTATCATCGCACATGCTCTTTAGCTTCTCAGCCAAAGGCAACCATGTTTCACGTGAAACAGGTTCGGTTAACGCCCAGTACGCATGAATCCCTCCGCCGGAATTAACCAACGTTGGACGTGGCATACTCGTTACCTTACAGAAATTGCGCAGTGCAGCAAGTGCTTCGGTCTGCGTTTCATAAGGCTTGCCCTCGCCACAATCGAGGTCAATAAAAAAAGATCTTAACTGTTTTACATTCGCTGTTTTTCTTGATTTGCCATCTTCAAATGTTGCCAACGCATAGTATGCATCGTAACCCTCGTCTCTTAAGTTATCAGCAACCGCTACCGCATCTTCGAGATTCTTAAAAAACTTCTGGACTGGTTTGTCTGAGTCTTTCTTTAATCCAACTATGCAGTAGTATCCTTCGTCGCCAAGGACTTGCTGTAAAAATTCTAGGTTGTTCATAGCCACCTGTTGTTAGGTGGGGTGGTGTTACCCACCCCGGAATACTATTTAAGCATCATCCCACTCGCTTACTAAACTATCCAAGCTAGGCTCGTTTGCTACCGGTGCTTTTTTAGGCGCAGCTTTCTTAGGCTCGGCAACTACTTCAGCAGCTACTTCAACTACAGGCGTTTCAAATAGATCTTCCTGCGGTGCGACTCTCGGCTTATCTTTAACACCGTCAGTCTGTGCAACATTCATTGTGATTGCCGCAATCGCTTCTGGCGAATCCTTAAGACGGGTCACTGTCTCGAACTCATCTTCCGTCACAGGACGGATAGGCTTGAATACAAGTTTAGGCGTAGGGCTTGCTGTGTCAAACCGCATCTCAGTCACAACACCCGTGATAGGAGTGCCATGATTTTTGAGATGACGAGCGTATGCTTGTAGTGGTAGTTTACCCTTCTCGCCATCACCGAATATAGACTTACCCGGCAACACGAGTTGATACACTTCCTCTTTGTCAACCTCACCATCTAGTACGACTGCTAGACGCTGTTGGTAACGACAAGCACGACCCTCACCCTGACCAGAACCCTTGATGTTTTGTGGGCAGTTCAAGCAGGTGGCTGATTGCTTGTTTTCTGCCTTAACTTTCTCATCAGGACGTTGGCTGTCGGATGACCAGCAAGTTGGCGCAACGGCTTCACCTTCTACATAGCTTCCGGAATAGAACGTGCGGGAAACTTTAGGTGCAGCTTTGATAATGATGATGTTCATGGAACGTTCTTCAGATACACGGTATTCCTTACCGTTAATCATCTCACGGAACACACCACCTTTAATGGATAACCGGCGTGAACCTAAACTGTCGCCGCCCGCTAGTGCATCGGTTGTATCATCAGATGCGTTCTTAAGGTATGCGGGTAGACCGCCTTTGAATAGAGTCAGTTCACTCATTATTTTTCTCCTGTTACAAAATCATAAATGGCTTGTGCGATAGCAATCAAATCTTCTTCGTTATGGATAGATTCTTTGATGCGTGTTGCAAAGTCAATGCACATTGCTCGTAATTGCCTTTCTTCCAAACTTGTTTTTTGTGCGGCTACTTCCGTAGGGATTTCCGCAAACTGTTTTATATCTTCCAACGCACTCTCCTAAATGTCATCATCGGGGTTAAAATTTAATACTAACTGCGGGTCGTTCGGGTCAGGCGGGAGTGATAGACTACCATCTGTTGCTTCTACTGGTAATCCACCCCCACATATAGAGCGCAAAGCCCCTTCCACTTCGCTTAGCTTGAAACGGTATACACCGCCAACCTTTAACGAGGGGACTAAGCTTTGGCGCACCCATGCACGGACAGTCGATACGGACACAGCAAAGTGCTTAGCCACACCTTCTATCGGGACAAAGTTTTCTTCAGCCATTCTTACTCCTTTTAATAGTCACGGAATACTCCATGTTTGCGTTAAGCCCCGGCGGAAGCAAGTCGGGGTGTTCCTCTAAAAACGTTTTCATATTGGTCTGGTGCAGTCGTTTCTCCAGTAATTCCGGCACACCGTGTTCAAGAATAAACTTGCCCATGGATTCCCAGTCGGTTGTTGAGTAGGTGGTTCTTACGGTGCGATACACCGTACCCGCATCGGTTCTTAGGCTTTCAGCACCGAGAGTCTTCATGTGATCGAGGATTGCGGTTTTGACCGTCTTCATACCCTCGTCGACTTTAGCAATCTGCTCTTCGAGTTCCCGGGTAAGTTCGGATTTTTTATCCCGCATCTTGATATAAATACGGGTGAGTTTTTCCAGAGGCACGTCTGCCTGTGCAGCATCTACTGTCATTTTCATTCTCCTGTTAGAACAGTAACGGCTTTGTTTTATTCTCGCTACTGGTGATACTACTATACTATTGAACTTTATCTTAGTCAAGCAAATTCTTGTAAAGATCAACTAACTTTACATGGTCTTCAATTCTATTGTCAAGCATTTTGTACAGATGTTTCTCGGCATTTGACCCCTGCAGTCGTATGACTGTGACCGGATGGCGCTGCCCTGCACGGTGCGCCCGTGCGTTAGCTTGTGCGTATGTTTCCAAACTCGGTGTCGGCCCCCACCACACAACCGTATCAGCCGCTGTTAACGTTACACCATGTGCTGCCGCCTGTGGTTGGATAATCAGCACTCGGGGGTTAGGGGTTTCCTGAAAGCTTTTAAATATCTCGGCACGTTTAGTGGCAGGTACGTCCCCGCTGATGATAGCGGTAGAGAACCCGTCAGCTTGCAGCTTTTCAGACAACAGCTCAATCGTGTGCTTGAACGGTACAAAAATTAAGATCTTTTGCTGTGTTTCGTCTATCGCTTCCCTTAACACCTTATACCGATTCTTAATGTCGAATTCGAGTGTCTCGCCGGAATCGGAGTACACCGCACCGCAGGATATTTGCAGCAGCTTACTGAGTCCTACAGCCGCATTTACCGCAGTAATCTGTTCCCCGGCGGTCTGCAGTACGAGCTTCTTTCGTAACAGATCGTAATACTTTCTTTGTTGGGGGGTCAGTTCAACTTCCCGTGTGACGTAGGTCATTTCCGGCAAATCGAGGCATTCGTCCTTGGTGAATCGTATGGCGGGTTGCAGTGCCGAAAACACCACCTTATCAGCATCAGGTCTGGCTACCCACTTAAACTGTGTTATCTTGTACATCACCGAGTCTTTAAAGGCGGTGTAGAACTTAGGCACTCCGAGCGGGTTGACTAGCTTAGCTAACCCATATGCGTCTACGGGAGATTGTGCAGCAGGTGTACCGGTCAGCATCCAGAGCCAAGTGTCTGGTTTCAATATCCGGTTAAGTGTTTTCCACCGTGTTGTCTGAGCGTTCTTGTAGGCATTGGCTTCATCGACCACAATCAGATCGAACTTACCATTGGATATAGCCTCTTGTACAATATCGACTCCATCGTAATTTATTATGACAAACTCTGCATCGGAAGCGATAATCTGGTTTCGTTTCTCCCTCGAACCATAAGCGATGTCAACGGTACGATGCATAGCGAACTTAAAAAGGTCAGCCCTCCAAGCGGAATCCATGATGGACAGGGGGCAGATGACAAGCACCCGCCTTATCTTACCAATGCTCATGAGGTAATCAGCCGCCCAGATTACCGATCCCGTCTTACCTGTGCCTTGTTCATTCAGGCAAAACGCCCTGCGGTTAAGAGTAAGAAATGATGCAGTAGTCTTTTGGTGATCGAAAGGTTTGTACATTCCGGGCCAGTGATACTTGCCCATAATTGGTGATGGGATGTTTTTTATTTGTAGGTTCTTTAGCACTTGGGCCTCATCAAGCCCCCAACTTACTGCTACTTTATTCTGACCAATCTGTTTGCTTTTAGGTATAACTGTCGTAACTTTGTTTGGATTACGCAGATTGAGTAGCAAAACTTTATTGTCTATTATTTCCAACACATTCTCCAGAAAAGCACTGACAGAGCAAAAGCGGTGTCCGCTATGCTCTGCCTAGTTTGTCAGTTCCCCGCCGGAAATTAGCAGTGCTGACTGGTATGGTTATTTAGGTACGTAAAGCCCAGAATGCACTCACACCTTACACTCTCGGGCGACCCTGAACAATCTAAAACAGTACTTATTCTATACTCATTTTTTGAGCTTAACAACCTTGCTCAACTTAATTTCTTTCTTTTCTTTTTTACTCTTTTCGGCAACAAGATTGCTCTTGGCATCACGCTTAAATGATCTGTTACCGCTTGCAGATTCAATAAACACGCCGTACTTATTTGAACCACCCTTATCAAGTGCCTTGACGTGGGCTACATCTTTACCTTCACGGATGTCCGCCTTCTTGTCCTTATCCTTATCAGGATACATCTTATCAATCGCACGTCTTGCTCGTTGCCGCTCGGCTCGACGAGGTTCTTCCCCACGGGCTTTTTGCTGTAGGTACTCTTTGTGATAAGGTCTTGGTTTGTTTACGTACGGCATGGTCAGTTCCTCCCGTTATGGGCACACTCTAAGACAAGGCAATGCTTACGGCACAAACCGCTAGGTCTCGGATTCCATACGTTCTTCTCGTACGAAAATTTCATGCGGTTATGTTCGCTAAACCATTTTAGCCACATCTTGTCCTGATTGTCAGCACTGTATGAATCTTTAATGAAGTTCTTAGATATGACAAACAGCAGCCCCGCCTTGACCTTTTTGACCTCGGGGAAGTGCTTAAACACGGCTAGCGCCATGAGTTCCAGTTGGTCGGTATCGGCATACTTGGCAGATTTACCTGTCTTGTAGTCTAAGCATCGTGCCTCATCACCGTTAATCACCAGAAGATCAGCTACACCACGCCACCACACGTTAGGATCTTTAAAGCTACATGGCTCTAAGTTCTCGGTCAGCCCCATTTCAAACTCGCAGTGCTTCGTTCCCGGCAACGCCTTGAGATTATCAAGGGTGCTTTTTACAAAGGCAAACTGTGGGGGTAGTGGTGTGTCATCCCGTACGTAGTGTTCCGCAGCCGAATGAAACTCTTTACCGTATGTGATTGCATCGGTTGGCGGCTCAGTTACGTCTTTGATTACACGCAAGTGGTAGTACTTCTTGGGGCATTGGTCATATAGCTTAATGCTTGAGTACGACCACGCAGGTATCTTAGTCAAAGTCCACCTCGATTTCATGGGTCTCATCTACCGTGGTACGTAATGCTCGGTTTAGCAGTCGGTTCGCCGTTGCTATTCTTGCATTTTCGATAGACCGTGCTATGTCTTCAGCATATCTACTATTCATTTTTATTGCTATCGTTTGACCGTAGCTCTGTGCTTGGAATTGTGCTTTCATTAAAGTCCACCTCTACTATGTGATCGTCAGGGCTAGTCATACCGTACTTCTCGTACTCCTTACCAAACAACTCATTGAGTGCAGGTAGAAGTTCTTTAAGTAGTTCTGCTCTAGAAATAGCCATTATCCCCTCCTATTTATCCACGTCTTAACCGCCCCTGCCATTAACCGCATCTCGACTTGAGCGTTAAGACAATGCTCATATGCTTCCTCGTGTTTACCTTCTACTAACGCATCGTGTGCTTTCTTCATGTCCTGTACTGCGTGTAAATAAAAACTAGCATACTCAACAGTCACCGTAACTTCTCCCGTAACCTGACTCGCAATTAACTGGTAAACCATACGCCCAATCGGGTGTCCACCGCATACATTCTTCAACGTACGCTTGTGCTTCTAAAACTTCTGCATCCGGCGCAATACAAGCGATAGCATCATGCACGGTCAACACGACCCTATACCGTTTGGAGATACGAATCATCTGTTCACCAATGATACATCGAGCAAGGGCTTGGCACACGTTCTCAATGACCTTCCCACCATATATCTTGTTCCAACCGTAGCGGGTTTTGTACTGGTACTGCACACGCCCTTCGTTGTCCTTGACCGGAATTAACTTCTCGTAACGCATTAACAAGTTATTTGGTAGCCGTATCCCACGCTCCATCGGGGCCAGCCGTAATACGCCTTCCTTACCTAAAGTTGTTGTCACGCCTTTAGTCAATGCCTCTAGGCTTAGCTGCGCTTGACGCCACAATGCCACGATACTCGGGTATGTCTGTCTGTACACCTGAATAATATGTCGGGCTTCGTCCTCGGAGATGTCCGTGCCAAACGTCTTTAGCTGCGCCCTGAACTTCTGTGCGCCCATGCCATAACCTGCACCCAGAATAGTGGTCTTACCCACGAATCGTTCCGGCTTGGTAATCTCTTCGACAGGCTTGTTATAGATAGCCGATGCCATGATCTTGTACACGTCCTCACCTTTCTTAAAGGCTTTGACCAGATCGTCTTGCTCGGATAACCACGCCAACACCCGTGCCTCAATCTGTGACGAGTCAGAGTCAATGATCGTATAACCTTCGGGAGCAATGATGGCTTTCTTTAGTTTCCCTGCGTTCTCGCCTCGGCTTGGTAGGTTCTGTAGGTTTAAGTTGTCGCTACCACCCCACCGTCCCGTGTGTGCCGCATAATATTTCAGGGGAACTGGCATCAGTCCACGCTTTGAGATTCCCATGAAGCGTTCGGTTCGAGTCTCTTCTAACGTTGATTTCGCACCCAGTCGGGCAGCGACTAAGGCTTGCACCCTCACGTCAGGATGTTCAGACAACGCCTTAAAGTCCTCATCATTCTTGGCTAGGGCTAACGCTTCCTTACCCGTGACAGGGCTAATCTTTGTCGGTGGCTCAACACCAAGCTGCCTCAATAGGTCTGCAAACTTCTGGTTGCTCATCAACTCTTCACGGTTAGTGATACCGGCTTCGATTAACAACTTAGCCTTTGTTGCCCTGATTGTCTCGTAGTGCTGTTGCAGCAGATTCAGATCAAGGTCTAGTTTCGGCTCGATAAACATCCGCAAGGTCAGATCAATTAACTTCATCTCCGACTTGGGGAATCCGTTTTTAATCATGTTGTGAAACAACTTATAGGTTAACTCTACGTCATTGACGCAGTAGTCCCCGTAGCGACTAAGGTCTGTCTCTGAAAAGTCCACACGATGTTTACCCGTGGCGGCAACCACCTCATCACCCTTGACACCCACCTTGTATCGCTCGGCGAGTTTCTCCAGACTACCACCCACATCCACGCCATGGATGGCTCGTCCCATGCACAAGGTATCTGCATAGGCTTTTGCTGTAATACCGAACCGCTCGGTCATAATGAAACCGTCAAACATGCAGTTATGCGCAAGCATCATCGACTCACTCCATGGGAATGAATCCAGAAATTCTTTAATCTGTTCGTGCGTACCACTCGCCCACTCGGTCTCACCACCGTTTAACTTAACTGCTACACCGATCACTTCAAACCGGCTGTCCCGCACATATTCTTCTGTTGTCATCTTGCTGAGACTGTACGTAACCTTGTCGTAGTACGTCTCAAAGTCAATCGTTATTATGTTCATCTTTGCCCTGATACCTCAATAAGTTTCTGTAGATAGTGCAAGGCTTTCTCCAAATCCTGCACACCGTTCTTGTCTTTCCAACGGGACACGTACTTGATGATGTTGCCTTCGAGATAACCTAACTTGTTACCCACGATATAGTCCCACGGCTGTATGGCTTTGCCACGGTAGTGATTGCCACCAACTTGTTTTTCGTTTGCTAGCTTTGCGTTTGCTGTCATGATGTTATGCCTTATAGATGCTTCACGTTCAAGTCGTGCTTCGAGTTCGTTAAATGCCTCATCCTCTGGGTAATTGTCCATCGCCTTTCCTAGAATGGTATTGAGTTATCTAAAAGATCTTTTGGTGTGCCTTCTTTCCACAGTCGAATTTGCTCACGCTCTGCATCTGTTTTGAAAGGCCAGTTCCATCGTTCAAGTGTTAGTCCTGACGGGTGCATGTGTTTTTCTCCTTGAGTTTGGCTTCGATAATGCGGGCAAAATCGTCATAATTAAAGACACCGTTTGCTAATTCTTCAATTTCCTCATCCGTCAGCCCTGCCCACTCTTTATGGGGTGCTTTGACAGTTATGCTAAGTTCTTTAATCGCTTCTTTATATCCATATGTCAAAACCATATCAGCGGCATCACGGACAATGCTTTCCATTTCTTTGGCTAATCGCTGTCTGATTTCGTTTTCAATTTCCCATCGCAGTGATGGAATCAATACCGTAAGCAGATCATCTGCCTTTGCCTTAC